ATCTGCTCTCTAGTCAGCTTCTTCATCAGGTTGGCGATCTGCGGATCGATTAGATGGCTGGTCCGCACAGGCCGCAACGTGTTGAATACCGATACGCGAGCAATCGAGTTGACGCCAACATTGTCCACGTAGAACGTATCATCACCAACCGATGTCAACGACCGGTGTGCCTGACAACCGAACTCCTCGATAAACCCATCATCAGTAGGTGTGTGCACCTCAGGACTACCGACGTAGACGCCTAAGTTGAGTGGTAGCACTCCACGTTCAAAAGTAACGAGCAGCTTGTCTCGATAAGCCACCAGACCAGTAATAGTGCTATCACCAATGGACACACGCGGACCAAGATCGATAGCAATGGAGTCGTTCGGCGGTGCATCCCCTGGGAATGTTCCACTGGTGCCTTTGCTACTGATGTAAATTGTCGATGGCTCACCGACGACCCCCGCCACTATGAGGTATTGGCTATGCGTGACAACATACCTACCGATAGGAACATTGACATTGCTACCTGATGCGATGTCCTCTAAGTATTGCGGAACCATGTAGTTGGGATCAGTAGGATCACCAGCAATAATCAGTGGCTTGTCATTTCCATTGCAGAGGATCAGGTTGCCATTGAAGACAGAGAACGACACATATGCGACCGGATCAGTCCACAAAGCAGCAGGACCGTCCAGCAATGTGACCGTTCCATCACCCGCAACAGCGCAAATACTTGCATCAGTTTGAACTGCTATCACGTAGCCATTGAAGTATTCGATGTTGACGATATCTGCAAAAGAACCAGCATCGGTTAGGTTCGCTAGAAATTTCGTGCCATATCGCACGGACAGTGAACCATCTAGACCGCGTTCGATGTTATCCAACACGCGCGCATACTGCGGTGACATGTTCAGATCGGTGTCAGCCGTATTCAATCCACCATCGAACGAGCGGATCGTGCTGATCTGCAAGTTGCTCTGCGGCTGTTGACCGCGAGGATTGAGTCCACCCTTGGTGCGTTCGTTGAACACTATGCCATCACCATAACGCGTTGCTGCGTGGTTGTTACCAATGACCAATCCCACGCGACTTCGATACCAAGCTGTGACACAACAAGTGCAGGCACTAAGTTGTAAGCAACCTCCACACCAAGCTGCGATATACGTATGGTTCCATCGCCGACAAATGCGACCTCATCACCAATCTGTGTGACGCGGAGATCGGTCATGACGCCACCGACACACTAATCTTCATTGCATTGATATTCGCAGTAGTCCACGCCGCACCAGTCGGATCAGTCGGCATCCATCCAAACTTACTTACATACGACAGGCTAGGCGTGATGTTGGTGATACCTGTCACCGCCGTATCGCCTGATCCATTTGCATCTACACCAACGGTGCCTCCTCGTGCACCACTATCACTCTTCTTCCAGTTCACATGCACATCGACACCGATGATCGAGGCAGGGTTGATCGCACCGAGACCAGCGACGGTGAAGATGTCCTTGTGGCTGACTATGCTGTCGAAGATGTAAGTCGTGTCGCCGTCGTTGGTGACATCGGAGACCAGCCACCAGTTGTCGGGGATCACGGTCAGCACGCCCTTGAAATTCCTACCGTTGCCTGCACTGGTCGTTGTGGACGTGAAGGTTACAAAGCCAGACCCATAGGTCTGCGATTGCGTCCACCAATTGGTTCCGGCGGTTCCCGTTCCACCGAGAGCTGCTGTCGCATCAGTGAGGACCGCGACGTAGTATTTCACCCCATTGACAATATGGAATGGCGTTGTCACCGCGCAGGTAAAGTCGCCATTTAATGGGTTTGTCTGCGCAGCGAATGTGCCGAGCAAAGTTCCCGGGCCGCCTGTCGATCCATCCGAGGCGTAGACCGCAGCTTGGAGATGTCCCGTCAGTGACGACACCAGGTTGAGCGTCAGTGACTGAACCATGCCGGTGATCGATGATGTAAAGCCAGTGCCTTGCGCCACGATGGTGTTGGCGGCTGGCCCTCCACTATTGGTGCTCGAAGTCGTAAGGCCAGTCGTGTTAGTTGAAGGCGATGGCGAGAACTGATTACTCACATTGCCACTAGTGTTGCTGTAAATTAACCGAACGTCACCCGGCCAGCTCGTCGGCGCGGAGCCGTTGTCGCTGTTGATGAACAGGTCATCCCATAGATACACCGCGGTGCTTGCGCCATTGGTAAATGAACCCATCGCGAAGGCGTTGACATAGTTGTTCGAGGTTCCGCCGCGCGTATTTACATTTGTGATCGGCGTGACGAATGGAGTAGACGCCCCGTTCTTGCGGACCTCGACGCTGCCTGCCGTATTGTGAATGACGAACTTGAATTGCCAGCTATCCCAAGTGCCCGCCGTCAGCGCTGGATTGATCGTCTGTAGGACCGTGCCACCCGTGCTACCCGACTTAATAACGATCGTGCCATCGACGGAGCGGAACTCGACCGTAACCTGCGCCGTTCCTCCATCGCGAAGCTGGAAATAAGTGCTGGTCAGGCCCGAAGTGAACGACGTATGCGGGCGCACGCGCACGGAGAGATAAACCGTGCTCTCATTGCTCCCAGTCTCGAAATTGCCCGCTATGTTGTCAGACGTGTTGCTGTTATGAAGGGCCGACTGTCCGACTCCGAACGCGGTTGTGCCCGATAAACCCCACCCGCTGCCGGTGGTGAATTTCCCCGCGATTATATCGGCAATCGCAGCGTATTTGTCAAACCCATCATTGAACAGCTTGGCCATTACGTCCTCGCTGCCAGTATAGTGATGCCAACATCTGACAGTGTAGCATCCTGTGTCGGTGCGACCATCTGCAACACGTCACCAGCAGCCAGCGATGCGCCACTGCCTGCGAGCGTGCACGACGTATGTGACGCCGACGTAATCGTGACTGTGCCTATCGCCGTAGTCGATCCCCCGCTAATCTTGTTGACGGTGAATATTGTGTTGGCAGTCGCTTGCGTAGTGTCATATACAACCGTGCCTGTGAGGTTAGCAGGTATGGTAATTGACCACGGCATGGGCACGTTGACGACTGTGCCCGTTGCAGGCTTACCCACGAACGGGAAGCTGATTGGCACTTGTTGCACTTCAGCAGGTAGGTTAGCATATGGCCACACCCGAGCATTGATCGTAGCAATATCAGCAGTATTGGTCGCGATCTGCGCTGTATTCGCAGCAATATTGGCCGTGTTCGTAGCTATGTTCGACGTATTGGTTGAGATGTTACCGGTATTGGTTATGATGTCCGCAGTATTCGTATCGACCTGCGTCTGTAGATTATCGGTCTGCGTTTGCAGATCGTTGACCTGAACTTGCAGCGCATCGATCTGCGATTGCAGATCACTGTCGAAGCTAACGAGCTTGTCGTCAACATACTGCTTCGTCACAGCATGAAGCGCAGTCGTCGGTGGCTTGACACTAAACGGACCATCCATGCTGTCACCAGCACGATCGATCTTCTTGCCAAACTCGGTGTTCAGCGCATCGGCGTAGAGTGTTTCACCTCTAAAGAAGTTCGACATTACGCAAGCGGGTCCACGTCCACTTGGAACCAACCAGCCGTTGCGTCTACATCGGTCGGATAACGGTTATCGAGTTCCAGCGGATGCTGATTAAGTATTGCTATCATCTGTTGTCTACGTTTGGCGGCCAGCATTTGGAATTTTTGGACCTGTGCTGGAACTGTTCCGTCGTCGACGCAATACATCCAGGTGGCATCGTAGGTAAGTAGCAATCGGTCAACATATACCACGGTCGTATTGTCGAAAGGCAATGCAGTGTGTTGTTGCCCAAGCACGACGACATCACCGGTTGAACTCTGTGGCCACACACGAAATGGTCTGGCTGCAACCAGATTATCTGGAGACATGTATTGACATTGGGGTCCGGATTGCAGCGTATAAGGGTTAAGTGATTGAGGTAGCTCTCGCAGCTTACGATTGCTACCAGCAGGCCAAACAGACACAATATCCTCATAGCTGTCTATTGTGCTGATCGGCCCAACTAAGTCAGCCGCCAGCCTCCCGGTTGTGCCATCGAGCGTTGAGGTGACATAACACATGTATCCTGGCCACCAGATGTCACCATCGATTTCCAGTAAATACGCATCCTGCACATGCTGCATGATGCGGCCAGATGCATATAGCTGAGTCGCGATGCCAGGAACTTGACTAAGCTCAACGATCACATCGCTGACAATATCCTTGGCAAGTGTGCCTGCCATGCATACCTCACAGTGAGTGGCCGGCGAGAGGGGAGGACACCATCACCGGCCACTATTGCTCACAACGGACGCGCCCCAGGTTATGCCGTGTAGTGAGCAATACCGTGCAGACCACCACGATTGCTACTGTTGACGTCGTTCTGACACAGGAAGTCAGCAGTCAACACCTTGCTTCCGTTCGGTGTCGTTGTCGGCGTATACGTGCCGCGCGGATCACCGGTTGTCGCAGTCTGCGGATCGGTAAGCACCGGTGCAGCCAATGTGCCCGCTGTAACGAGTGCTTGGTCCGATGTCTCATGATCGCACTTGATTGCCTTATATGGCAGACCAAAGACATTCTGCGTGCCCAAATTGATCGTGGTTGCAGCGGTTCCAGTCCACGATGCACTGTATAGATACTTGAACGCCTTCTTACCGAGCACCGGAGTAGCACCGTTGAGTGTGAGTGTCTCACTCATCGGCTGACCAAGGTAGTCAAAGCCTTTGATCGTAACAGTTGATGTCGCAGCACCGCTCGCTACAACCTGCAACGCACGACCATACGGAGCATCGAGCAGTGCTTGATACGTCGATGCGGTCAGATCAATACTTCCTGCCGAAGCGATATCCTGAGCACTCAAGATATTGGTTGCGCTCGCTGCCGCAGGAGCACCGAACGATACGCGAGTGAAGCCATTGTAGTTTACATCCGACGAATACCGCATCGCGGGACAGTATGTGTTGATACGTGCCGGCGCAAAGTTCGTCGGGTTAGTCATTACGTTAGCCATTACTCTTCTCCTAGTTCTTGCGCCAGATCGCTAAGACCACCTTGCGATGACGGTCGCGGTCGGTTGCGTGTCTTACGCTCCACGATGTCCTTAGGCGACAAGTTGAACTCCGGTGGAATAACCTCACCGGTATTCATGTCCACGTAACCAGGGTCGGCCAACACACCAATACGTTGCAACTGCTGAACATCATCAGCCGCAATCCTGATGCTATGGCCCTGTGGAAAGTAGACCATATACGCTCCGTCGTATTCCTCTTGCACAGGAACGAGTTTGCGCGTAATGATCCGCTTGTCGCCTGTAGCACCAACTTCGCGCACTTCTTCCTCAATCTTAATCACAGTGCGCTTGAACTTGCCCTCCAGCTTCTCAGCTTGGAACGCGGGCTTGATGTTAAGTTGGCCTGACATTACACCTCCGCTGCCGGATCAGTATTGTCTTCTTCCTCCGCGGGTTCCTCCGCGGGCTCCGCGGGTGGCCTCGGCTGATGCTGCATAATCCGCTGCGGATCAGACGGAACGAAATTAGGACCCGTTACGTTAGGCGGCGGTGGATTACGCGGTGACATCACTTCCTTCGGTGGATTAGCACCAGGAGTGGTATCGCCCTTTTGCTCCCACACTTCACCCTCAGGTGTCGCTTCGGGTTCTACAGTTGGATCGTCACTCATTGCACACTCCTAGTTGGTTACGACACCATGCGTGCGGAATGCCCGCCATAGGCACCACTGCCCCTGCCACACGACACGGCTACCAACCGCATCGACGTTCCACGGTGCAACAAGCTCCTTCACCTTCATGTTCACACCACGGAGCATATGCAGACGCATATACTTGTCGTTGATGAAGTATGCGTAGTTGACCGGGCAGTCTTCGTCATAGAGCAGTGGGATGCCGTTGTGCAGACAGCCTTCGAAGCCAAGATCGAACATCCGCTTACCGGCTTTACCTTCGCCAAGCGTGATGAGGAACTTGTCGCGCACAGCCTGTCGATATGTGCGATAGATGTTGCGACCAGTCAGGATAACGGTCGGTCGGTCACCTTTCAGTGTCAGGTCCATCAGCACGTCATCGAACACTTCCTCGATGTTCGTGCTATCCATACCACCAGCAAACACGTAAGCACTAGTGCGCCACTGAGGCTGAGTAACACGACTAATCCCACCGAGCGTGCCAGTGGTAGGGTCTGTTGGAATGAGACTGCCTAGACCAAGAGGATCAGTGCCACCACCAACAGCATAGAGATACTGACTAAACTTGTCCTTAATGCTCTCCTCAAGCACATTCATCTTCTCTTTCATGAGCTTGAAGATCGCAGCGGCACCGTTGTTCTCGTCCTCCTCCTGATCACTGATGATCACGCTACCAGCAACACGGCTATATCCATATTCCACCGTGTCGAACTCGTCGGTCTGATTGACCGGCAATGCTTGGTAGTATTGGTAGGACGCGACGTTGGGATTTCGCCCAACAGTCAGTGGATTGGTGATATTGTAACCACCATCCTCATACTCAACGCGATCATTCGAGAACACCCACGCCATGAGCGCATTCGACTTGATCGACGCCATCACGAGCTTCCGTCTACTCTTGGTCAGAGTAGAGTGAAGAACATCGGCAACTGCCGGAATTACTGTGCCAACTGGCATTGTCTACCTCAGCTTAGGTTGATGTTGTTCTCCTGCATCGCTTGACGAATGATATCGCTCCACGACGCGTTCTCGTTAAACTGTTGCGCCGCTCCGTTACCCTGTTGGGCAACACCATTACCACCGGATGCGCTACGTCCTTGCGGTAGTGGTCGAGTGCGCTGAGTTGTCGGCTGCTGGGTAGACTGCTGTTGCATCGCAGCGATCTGCTGCTTCAATGATGCATACGGATTGAGACCGTTTTCGTGTGCCCACCTCGCCATCTGGATGTAAGCACTCTGGATCGTCAATCCGGGCTGAGCCTGCA